CATCAACTGTAATATCGGTTCCTGAAATTGTTAAAACTCTTTCTGTCATATTAATAAATCTATTAATAGATCCAGGTTCGGGAACATCTTGAAAATATGTAATTGAAGGAACTGATATATAAGGATTTTGCGCAGAATCTGTTTCAAATGTTAATTCTTGTAATGGAAAATATCTATCATATATCGGATATAAATTTTCATTAACTAATGTACTTACTTCTGATATAGACATATGTGTACTAGCTTCATATCCCATTAAAGATGAATTATCTATTAAAGTATAAAGATATGGGTGTTTTATCCAAATTGGATATTGCTCTTTCGCTGGATTATAAAACATTGTATTAAATGAATTCCATGCAAATAATTCAATATTATAGTCACCTATATGATTAACATGCATTTTATATATACTATTATCAAATATAAAAACACTTGGATCACTAGTTCCAGACATTGCCGAAGGATCTGCCCAATAATAAATGCTTGGATCTATTTGAAATAATAACATACGAGGAGAGTCATAAATCGCATTAACAGTAATCATTTGTTCTTCTAAACTCGTATCATAATTCCAATTTATATAGATCATAAGATTATCTGAAGAATTTACAGAATCAAGTATTCCGGCATTCATTTCAATTTTTCCATCTAAAATATCTAAGTGATAAAGTTTATTAATTGAAACATCAAACGTTATTCCACTGGCATCTGTATAGCTATAATTTTTGAAACTTAATAATGGAACTTTATAATTATCATCTATTGCATATTGTAGCAAACTACTCGATTCTGGATTAAACGTAACATAATCATCAAATCTAGCAACAATATTTCCCAAAGAAGACTCCATTATAAATCCATATTGAGAAGTTTTTATTACAGTATCCGTTGTAACATCTACACATACAGATGTATCTACAATAAAATCATAAGGATTAATTAATTCATTAAAATCTATAGATGTATCTTGACTATAATTATAAATTATTCCTGTTCCACTAATAATTGTGTAAGAATCTTTTTTTGTTAATATCTTTGAAGTAGATGCAGGAATCTCAATATAATAATTAGGATATATGCTGTATGCTAATGAATTAGACCAGCCATCAATGGATGCATCTCTTAGATACGCCCTTTCAATATATATTGTTAAATTTGTTGATGCATCATGAAATATTGAAGATGAATCAAAAATTTCGTAAAAACGAATATCATTTTCATAAATAAATAAAGGATTTGTCACTAATTCTTCTCCAACAACACCAGCATTATCTTTTTCAACAGATAATCTCCACATTATATCCGTTATATTTACAAATGGATATTTAAATGTTGCGCCCATAAGTAAAAAACTACTTGGATCTGCAAGATATGAAGGATCTTCAAGTGAATAATAAACTGAAGGATCATCCGGATGCCAGGCACATTCAGCCATATCAATAAAACGATAATTTAAATCATCTAATTTAGTTTTTGTTAATTCTAAAAAAGTTAATCTTATACTTGCGTCTCCTCTAACTAATTCTGAATTTTTATCTATACCATAGGGGGTTAGTGACTGTGATAATGTATAATCATATCCGATATTATCTGTTGCATATATAAGATTTTGAACTCTTTCAAAATAAATGCCTTCTCCTGTAATGTCTACTATTCTGCAGTTAACACCTATTATATTTCTTTCTAGCCAATGTTTTAAGCCTAATAATTTAATAAATATTTCTTTAATATTGTATGGATAACAATTTTCTGTTATAGGTGTTCCCCAATCATCAAATTCTCCTGATTCTCTTGTTAAACAATAAACTAATGTTAATTGATTAAGTTTCTTAAGAACTTTTCGTTGATCAGCATTAAACATTAAAATAGTTTGTGTTCTGTCTGCGGCATTAAAAGGAACAATAAAAGAAAGTTTTTTGTTTTCTTTAACGTTTAAAAACCATTCACGAATATAAATATCTTCATATCCCAACCATTTAATTGCATTAATTAAACCTTTATAAGTTCCAACATATGGCATGATTTTATCATATTCTAATATCATATGTTTAGACTTATAGTTTAAAAATTCCCAATCAGGCAAATCTTCATTAATATCCGTTTCTTTAAATATTTGAGGTATATCTTTAGGATCTGGTAAACCGAAGTTTGCTATAAGAGCTCTAAATCTCTCATCTTCTCCAATAGCTTCTGCATTAACTACAATATCTCCTACTGTATATAGTGTATTATCTATTAAATGATATACACGAAGAATTCTTTCAAATACACCTTCAACATCAGATTTAAATCCAATATTAACTTGAAGAGGCGTATCAGAAATTAATATGCTTGTATCAAAAACCAATGAATCTGACCATATAATTTCTGACTTTGCGTCGTCAACTTCAAAAAACTTAATTTCGTCATTATCTCCTATAAATTCAAAAACTAAGAGAAAATTACTTGCATCATAAGGACGAATATAGCCAATAGATGTTTCTTCAAATATATATATGTGTTCAGTTTCAATTAATCCCTGTGAAATGGGATTTAAAAAAATAGCGCTAGCATAAGTTACAGAGGGGTATACAAAACTGGCATCCAAGGAAAGGGCAAGATCACTAATACTTTTAGTATTTATGAGTTCAGGATTGAATATTGAAACATCTGTGAAAAGTATTGATGCGTCAGCAGGAGTCAAAATCACAGATTCATTTTCTAATGAATATACATATGACAAGGTAATATCATCATTATCATATAAGTAACCTCCATTAGTGATTTCAGTATCTACAACTAATCCGCTTGAATCTGTTATTAAAAATCCTTCTGCTCCCTTTCCAGTTGGAGACTCAAAAATAAGTTTTATTAAAGAATCGGGAGTCCAACCAAGATTTGACCCACTTTTATCAAATATTTTCCATTTGTTTATTTGCATGCATTAATATAATGTAAGTTAGTTTATATATTTAAGAAAACTGCACTTTAGTTTATGATATATTCATATTATCTTTTGAATGAGCTACACTGAACCATTTTTTTATAATTTTAGTATGTTCTATTAAAAAATTTAACATTCCTTCTAATAATCCATAAAATGGAATTTGAAGAGGATTTGCCCATAGTTCTGGTGATGTTCCTTTTTTTAACAATTGTCCTTTATAATTAAACCCCATATTAAGAAAAACATCATTTAAATGTTTTGCTTGAAAAAAATATGAAGATCTAACGGTATATAATTTTCTTCTATTTGGATATTGTGTTGCCATAATAACTATATTAATTTTTATTTTTTTCGTTAGCAATATGATATTCAAGAAGCTTAACTACATCAGTATGTCCATTATCACTTGCACATCGTAAAGCATCATCATTAACTGCATGAACATCTGCACCAGCATCTATTAAGATCTTAACTATTTCAATATATCCTTCATAACACGCCCAGTGTAAAGCATTATCATTTAATGTATGAACATCTGCTCCTGCATCTAATAAATACTTAACAAACTTAGTTTTTCCGTAGGCAGAACAAATAAATAAAGCTCGATCTTTATCTGTAAATTCTATATGTATAGATTTCATCCATTCCTTTATCTGTTGCATCATACCTATACCCATATCAGTTATAGGATCTGAATCTGTGACAAACTTTTCAAATATTATATGTTCTCTAACTAATTTCACTATAAGTTATTTAATATTGCTAAATTATTTTCAGAATTTAGGCCTTTTCTGGTTATTCCTCTTACTTGAATATTTAATGATGATAATTTATTTTTTACTAAATTATCTTCATAATAAGTTCCTTGTGCGTTTTCAAAGTCTCCGCGTATTAAAGGATAAATATCTTTCACGGGCACATTATTTCCAAATGCATCTTTAACGTATCTCTCTAAAATAATATCACCATAATCATCTAGACCATAATGTGTTTTATAAATATCTAGATTATTTTTATCTGCGTCAAACCAAACATTTACAGAGTCTACTCCATTAATATCTTCAATAACTTTAATTAAATCTGATGCAGGTATTCTATCTCTTCTTGTATTTGTTAAAAAATATTCTGAAGTTTGTGATATTATATCCTGTCTAACTGTGTCATAAACAGTTCCTTCCCATAATATTAATGACATGTTCAATGAAAATTTTGGAAATTGTAAATCTAAAATAGCGTTATCAACTGTTAATATCCTTTGACCGCTTTGTTCGATTAAATCTAAAATTGAAAGTTTTTCACTATCAGATAAAATAAATGAATTAATAGGGCATGTATAATAATTATCATTTGTTGAAATACGCTTTGTAACATCAGGAACTAAAAATAAATAAACTGTATTATCATCTTTCTTTTGTTCTTCAAGTTTTTTTGTATAATAATATAATTGTTGTTCAGCATTGTCTAATTCTTCTTTTTTATTAATTGCATGTAAAGAATCAACTCCATAAGTTGCAATTAAATTTCTATACTCAATAAGAACATCTTCATGTATTGATTTTGCCTGATTATATTTGTCAAGAACATATTGATCTTCAAATGTCGCAAATCCGGGAATTGCATCAATAAGAGTAAATATGTTTAATTTTTTAAGAAAATAAATGTAATTATTTTCATTTGCAAGAACAAAACTTCTTGATACACGTGGTGCTAAAAGTCTAGTTAGATAAAGAGGTTCTTCTTGAGCGCCGAACATTATTTCATTTTTAATTGTTACATTAAGATATTTATTAAGATCTATTTCTTCTCCATTAAGCAAATATCCTGATGTTGAAAATTCCCATGTATTTTTTATGCTAGTATTCATTGCATTTAAATTTCCCGCCGCACCATCAGTAATTAAATATTCTACTAAAATTGTTGAGCCCATAGGTGGCGCTTCACCATTATAGCCATTTCCAAAAAATACATCAATTCCGCCGGTTTGACCAGTTTTAACCATAACTGCCTGTTGATTAAGAGTCATATCTAAAATAGAATTAACAACTTCCCATTTAACTCCATTTACAAAAACATTAATATAATATTGATCTATAGCCGAGCCTTTTTTATTTTGAAAATTAAATGATTGTAATGGATCGCCGGTTCCGGTTGCTTGTTGATACTCCATTTTTCCTTGAACTATATTAACATCAATGCTATCTGTTATATCTGTTAAATCAAATAATGCTTCTTCACCTGGAAGAATTATAGTATATGTTAATCCGTTTTGACTATTTGATATTAATGTATAATTAGGAATTGTTATTATTTTTGTTCCTGGTGGTAACTTAGTTCCATTATATTGAAATGTTAATGTTCCTCTTGCAGACATTGGTCTCGAAGGATTGTGCCCTGTTAAACTTGCTAATCCCTTTATATTTTGAGAACGCGTTGCAGTATTAATATTTAATTCTGTAACTGAGTCTTCATTATAAAATAAAATCATACGTCCATAGTGCAATAATATTTGAAGTAACTGCCCCATTGGAGATGCTAATGTAAAGTGTTGTCCTAAATCACCATAAGTATTTTTGACAAAATTTAAGGCATCTTGATAAAGTTCTGAAAATCTGATGCGTGAAACGTTAAATATTTCCATTGTTTTTCTTTATTATTTTACAATTATTACCGTGCCATCTTCTATGATTAGCTTTATCCACCATTTTGCCACAGTAATTTCATATTATTTATATCATTTTAATATCATATCCAAAATAGCTTTCATTATCTTCAGAATTATACCATTTATAACAAGTCTTATATGTTTCATTTCCATTCTCATCATAAACTTCATCGTCATATTGATATTCATAGTCATCTACATAATTTTGCGCTTCTTTTCTTGTATAAAATTTTTTATTAACAACAACTTCATCGTCACCATATTCATAAAAAACAACTTCCCATTTAGGTTGTCCTATTCCCATATCTTTTATAGGATCAGATTTTTCGATGAATTTTTCATTTATAAATTTTGCTCTCATTAATAAATTTCTTTTTCCCAATAATCAGTAGTAAATTCAACACTATCTGGCCATACTATTTCATTTCCCATATCTACAGCATCTTCATAACATTTGAATATGCCATATTTTATTTCCCCGGTTTCTTTTTCTTTAAATGAATATAATGTTATTTCTATAAAATCTTTTTCTCCTTCTTTATACCAACTATTTATAATTTTAACATCTTTATATCCATATTCTTCAATTTCTTCTTCATCTACGAAGTCTGAACGAAGATTGAATTTAAATCCGTTTTTACTTGCTAATTTTTCAAGTGTTTGTTTAATAATGTGGCCTTTATCTCCAATACCCATTTGTTTTATCGGGTCTCCATCTTGCGTAAATTTTTCACATATAAATTTTGCTCTCATTATCGATGTTTCTAATTATTTCACTAAAAGCCCTAAAATTTTCTGATCTTCAATGTATATATCGATTATAGCATAATCATATCCATCTGCTCGTCCAAATGAAACTTGAGGAGTTATTCTATAATTTGCTGATTCAGAAATATATTGATCAAATTGTGTTTTAATTTTTTCTTCTAAAGCATTTTTATTAATTCTTGTTTCAAAAATTAAATCTTCAATGCCTAAACCAAATCCTAAATTTGCAAATACTTGCCCAGGACGTGTACCTAATATTACTTTAATTTTTGTAATAATAGACTCAATGATATCTGAATGTTCTAAAATTCCGTATTTGAAATTAGGATCTTCTACATCACGAATATAAATATCTTTCAGCATCTATTTTTTATTTTATATATCTTTAAAAAACAAAAGGGAGTTATTGCTCCCTTATTTATTTCTTAATCATTATAAATTATTTATATTTTACGCCATCATATGAAACCAATCAGGTGGGCTATCACTTTTGATTTTTTCTTTAAGTTCGTCTAATTCTTCTTTACCTTCACTTCTTATATCTGCATAATTTATTTGAATTCCGCCAAGAAGTGTATAATTAAAAGTTCCAAGAATTCTTGCTAATTGCATTTTGCTTTTTGCAATAACCCACTTTAAGAAAAGAGGATCCTCATATAAATCTTCTAAAGGTATTTCATTTAGAGTGGTTACCCATAATGATTCAGTGGGGTCTCTACCTGTGATAATTAATCTTTTTGTATTAATACTAAAATGATGATTAATGTCTCTTAGATTAAATTGCTTTGCAAGATCCCAAAAACTCCATTGAATTGTTCTATAGGTTATCTGATCTGATGAAAGCGGTGTCAAATAAAGATCAGCAGCCATTAATCTATCAAAGGTTAAATCTGGATCATGAATACCAAAAACTCTTTGACCAGATGTCATTTCATAAACATATTTAACTGCCATAACACACTCGGGCAATTGGAACGTTCTTGTATTATTCCATTCAGTAGTGTTATAATAAGTTTTATCTAATACATACCAGGCATCTTGAACTGCGTCTCGATATTCGCGAAACATCCATTTTTGTTCGAGATTAATTATTCTTTCAATCTCAACTGATGGTAAAGAAAAAGGTATTGCACACGATGCTGTAATTTCTCCGTTTACTAATGATATAAATTCTTGTTTAGTCATTTTTTATTTTAAATATTTATTCTTATTATATTCCTTTTTGGCCCAATGTAATTTTAAAGCGGCTGATCTTTTCTGTTTTGATTCTTCTGTTTGTTTAATTCCCTTATGAGCCTCAGACATATTTTTCTTGGAAATTTCATTATGTTTATACCCTTTAAATAATCCTTTATGAGAATTACTCATCTTTTCTTTAGTTTCTTCCCTGTGAATTTTTCCTAAATTGGATAATCTAAGTTTTTCTTTTTGTTCTTCTGTCATTATCTTTCCTTTGTTTTTGCCTATCATTGATTTTCGTTGTTTTTCACAACGTTCTTCAGTATGTTTTTTTCCTTTCATAGATTCACTTATTTTTTTTCTTGATTCTTTAGAATGATTTCCTCCATTCAAAAAACCACCAGATGGACTTATATTATATCCATTGGGCGTTAATGTATTATATTTTTGAATATATTTTTCTTGCGCGTTAAATGCAATTTCCTTATTTTCAAAGTGTTCTACTATTTCTTTATAAAAAAAATCTTTTCCATATTTTTTAATTGCATGTTTTATATATGTTCCACTTCCTAAATAATTATCATTCAATTCATCAGTAGAATGATCACCAACATACTGTTTTCCATTGACTTTATTAGTAATAACATAAACAAAATTAAATTTCTTTTCCATTATTTTAAATATGTTTTTCTATTGTATATATTTTGAAAGCCAAGATCATCAGATTTTCGCATACCTTTAATATATGAATAGTCTTTAATCTCGTCAACTTCTACATGATCAGTCCTTTGTGGTAATGGCATTTCTTTTACAATTACTACACTTTGTTCATCAACCTTTAAACTTTTGCCCGGTGTCGCAAACTTAATAACGCTTTCAGTAACTTCACAATTTACAATTTCTTCATCATTCACAATATATGATTTTGCAACTGCGTTTTCTTTATTAATACTCGCCCCCTCTAAATATGATTCACTTATTTTATTATTTCGTATAAATTTAGAATTATAGATTCTTGCTTTATTAATATTGCATGAAACATATGCGCAATTTTCCATAACTCCGGTTACATTACAAGAAACAAAATCCATATTACTAATCATGGTTCCTCCTACTTGTCCTTTTCGTAATTGAAATCTTCCTATTTCAGTATCATAATTAAATTGCCCTTCTCTTAATCCGCCGTTAATAATCATTTCAAATAATGGGGTGCGAATTTGATTCCAGTACGTTTTAAGAATTTGTTGTGATGTTTGAAGATCTATGTAAACTTTAAGATTTTGAAACTCTTTTAAAAAAATATCCGGATCCCAAAATGACATTTGAATTCTATCAAAATTTTCAGTTAATCTTTTTAACTCATATCTTTCAAATTCATTTAGTTCTTCTTCATTAATACTCTGATATGCTTTAATAATAAAATATTCTAAAATATCTTTTATTTCTTTCGGCTTACTTGCATAATCATCACCTCCAACATAATTACACTTAAGTATTCCTCTTGTGTATTCTTTAAAATCGATTCCATAAAATTCAGCATATGGCGTATTAAGTACTTCTTTAATATGATTTTCTAATTCTGATTCATTAATATATGATGTTGTTGGTGTTAAAGATTTTATTGAAATTGCATAAGGCGAATTTCTTTGATTAGGAAATCTTGAATATACAAAGTTCTCATCAAATTTTAATATTAATCGAGCAGGATTCATTTGAGAAATGCTCTGTAGTGTTTCGAGATGACGATGATTGAAGGATAAAGATATCCTTAATCTTGTATCATAAGTAGTCTGGCAGTTTTCAGAGATCCATGTAGTAACTTCTTCGATAATAGGAAGTATTGAATGATAATTTTGAGCAGCAAGATGAAGTTGATATCGAGATTTAGCTGCTTCATATTCTTTTAATAATATTGCACTAGTATATGAAGGATTATAATTATTTTCATTTGTTAAAATTATATTCTTTCCTGTTAAACGTGCTAAATCTTCAACAATAAAATTTGATTCTTTAGTTGTAAAAAATTCAAAACAAAGTCCAACGTCAGAAAAATTTAAAACTTCTAAAATTGAATAACTTTTTGGGCGTTTACAATTCATTATGATACATTTTTTTAGTTTTATATTTTCCTCGTTTTTTTCCTAAACGAGTTGCAGCACTTTTTGCGCCATTAACCGATTTACCTATGTGAGCAAGTCTATTTTTTTCTTTAGATTTTTCCGAATGTGTTTTTCCATACATTCCATTTTTTTCTCCTTTATGTAATTCTTTTTCAATTATACTTTTGCTTAAATTATTACAATGTTCTGGTGTAAATTTTTTACCTGTTAATGATTTACTTAAATTTTCTAACATTTCTTTAGAAAAAGGAGTGGTCATAAATTGTTCTCTTGCATAAGCATAATCTCTTAATGAAACATTATATTTTCCTTTTTTATTTATTGACATGTAAAAAAATGCATAGCCAATTTTTTTATTATTGGGCCATATCTTTGTTAATAATTTATGGGTCATATAATGTTCTTTGGGAGTTAATATAACTAAATTACTTTCATCATTTGTCCCGCCTATACATCTTGGAATAATGTGGTGTTTTTCATAATAAACATATGATGGATTAATTTTATCCAATTTACATCTATTTTGTATTTTGGCATTTTCAATAATATTATTATATGTTTTTTTATAATTCATGTTTTGGTTTTCTCATATTAATCTACATTAGAATCTTCATTTCTGTCGTAAATATCCTGATCTAAATCAAAAGTTTCTCCGGGTTGTCGTGAACGAAATCTTTCTGAATCATCTTGAGGATCAAATAAATCTACTCTCATTTTATCTTCATCGAAATCGTCATCAGGATCTTCATAATTTTCTTGATCAAATTCCATAGCATACTTTGCAATTTCTTCACAGCTTAAATCATCTAACTCTTCTCCGATTGTAAAATCTTGAAGTACGTGATAGGCAACTTCAGCATCGTATCCATATTTATCAACCAAAATATCTAAAGTTTTATTCCATTTAGACGCAGATAAATTTTCGTTAATCAATCTTGCTCTCATAGTATTAAGATTTATTTTATATATTCTATAAAAAAGAGACAATAAGCCTTTAATATAATTATGTTAAGATTTTTAATTAATTAATATATTATATAGGTCCAATCATTTTTATATGAGCATAAAGCTCCTGTAATAAGATTTGCCCATGCAGTGTTATCTGTTATATAAGGTATACTATTTCCGTTGCGATATTTTGTTTCTGCAAGGTTATCAGCTAACCATTCTTGTGTACCAATACAAATTGTTCTATAAATTTTGCCATCATTACCTGTGTAAAATGCTGATTGTCCATGTGAAAGAGTAGTAGAATCCTTTATAGGCCTTATAGCAGATCCGTATTTTTTATTATAATTTAGCACTAATACATCATCTTCTTCATGTCTTAAATTATAAATTACAGACTTATCAACATCATATTCAGTAGATGACAAAAGAAAAGAAGACATTTTAAGTGATGTAAATACTCCAGTATCATATCTACGATAGCCGGCTCCTCTACCATTAAACTTAGCTTCATTTGTTGCTCCGTCATTGGGAAAATTCCAATATATTAATTCAGTTTCCTTTAATTTACCGCCTGCAATATTTGTTCCACCTAAATAATTAATCATTGTCATCCAATTTGTTGATGACGGCACACTCCATCCGTTTGCAGTAATATTTCGTACATCTGTTGCAGCATACCAATTGTATAAATATCCATACTTAATACCCGTAAAATATGACATACGTTTACTGTTGTGTCTTATTATTTTCCCGTTAAATGATAAATTATATGTTAAATTATATTCCATGTTTTATATATTTAACATTTTTTGAGAAGCTTAAAGACAATTTTTTCGTTTTCATAATTATCAAATACTACATTTATTTTATCGCCTACAATAAAATTATTTGCCATAATTTTATTCTTTTTAAAATCAAAGATGGGAATAAGTCCCGTTACATCATTATCAACTGTAACAATTATTCCAAAATTCATTACAGCGGCAACTGTTGATTCTAGAATTTTATCTTTTGACTCTAGGATAAACATTTGTATTTTTTTAAGTTTTTCTTCAGGATTTTCTTTAGTTAATATTATTCTATTATCTTTTGTAATTTCTGAAATATAAAATTCAATAAATTCTCCGGCTTTAATATTTCTTGAGTTAAATAAAAGTTTTGTTTCTTCGTCCATTTTTGATGTATGCAGTAATCCTGTAAATAATTCATGAAATTCAATAAAAATTCCATATTTAGAAGTTCCTGTAACTAAACCTGAATATTTTTTCATTAAATCTAATTCTTGTATTTTTGCGGGTAATATATGCGTCAAATATTTTTTATGAGATACTATAAATGAATTCATTTCTTTTAAATAATCTTCAATCATTACTATGATTTCTTTTCCTATATATGATTGAAAGTCTACAATTTTATTAGGAGCTGCAAGTGAGCCTGGCATAAATGCCTCAATACCTTGAACTTCAACAAAAAATCCTCCCCTATTTGCTTCGATTACTTTTGCGGTATACGCGTTTATAGGATTTTGAATTTGTTGCATAAATTCATCTCTTACAGATTTAAGATGACCTTGCCATAATGAAATTTTAACAGAAGGCGATGACTCAAGAATATATACGTTAAGTCCCTTTTCAATTATTGACTTTATAACTTCTTTATTTTTTAAATTTATTAAAAAATCTTTATAAGAACTATAACCATATACTTGAATAAATTTTTTTTCTCTAGTTAAATCAACTGTTACTACTAATCCGCCAGTTAATTCAATATCAATATGTTGTTCTTTAATATTGAATATATCTGTGGCGCGAACTATGTCGCCCTTTTTTAAATCTTTTTTAATTAAATTAGTATCTTGATTAGTAAAAACATCAAAAAGTTTTTGAGCATAAGGTTCTCTAGAGAAACATTTATTTTTTTGATTATTACCGTTAATTGATTTGTTTGGAGTTAATTTTGTACTCCCGTTGTATCCATCTTTATACATTTCCCAGTTAAAGATGCCGAATGTCTGTTCACTCATTTTTATTTTAGTTTAAGGGTTTAATGACAATTTTATATCTTATATATTTTAAATAAAAATGTTATTTTTTAATTTTTTAACTATAGCGACTTTTGTTGAAAAAAAAAGATATATAAAATAAATGTAAATCAAACATTTAATATGAATTTAAAGAATATTTATTTAAATACGTTAATTCCTCAATTTCCAGTAATTTATAACTATAATAATAAGGAATTAAAACGTTATCTGGATGTTTTTTATGATGAAAATACTGGTGTAATCATTGCTCCAATAAATACTCCCGGAAGAGTTAAAGCTAGTTCAGGAGAGTTTGTTACAGTCACCGTTGATAATTTAATAGTTAAAAGTCAGTATACAAATTTATACGAAAATATTACTACTGCAAATTATGACTATTGGGTAACATATACAGGTATATTAACAAGTGATCTAAGAGATGCTTGTACTTTTCTATTTGAAAATACTAACTATAAATATATTGATGCCAAAAAACCATATTATAAAATAATACCGTCTTTTGATAACTCTACTCTTATAATAGGAAATAATTATGCATTTCAA